TAGACCGTTGCGAGGTCACAACAAAGATTTACCCTAAACGATCCAGAAACAAACACCGGCATAGACCGGCTGATAAGCGATGCTGATCGGATACGCAAGAGTAAGCACTCAGGAGCAGGAAACACATCTACAGATCGACGCACTGAAAGCAGCGGGGTGCGACGTGATAATCGAAGAAAAGAGATCGGGCGGCTCAATGAGTCGCCCGATGCTTTTTAAGGTGTTCCGAACGATGCGGCGGGGAGATACGGTGGTCGTGTACAAGATCGACCGAATCGCCAGAAGCCTGAAAGACCTACTGGTGATCCTGGAGCGGATGGAAAGCCGAGGGGTTGAGTTCCGGTCACTGACCGAAGTCATCGATACCACCAGTCCGGCCGGACGAATGATCCTGCAGATCATTGGTGCGTTTGCTGAGTTCGAACGGGAGCTGATACGCGAGAGGACGATAAACGGACTGAAGGCTGCAGCAGAGCGAGGGGCGATCCTGGGCAGGCCCAGAGGAATGACCACGGAAGACGAAAGGGAGTGCGTTAGGCAGTTCAGGACGGGCCAGTACACGAAAACAGCGCTGGCAAAGCAATACGGTGTTCACATCAGCAGTGTGAAAAGGGCGCTAGCCAGAGCATCAGCTGAGGAGCAGCCAGACTTGTTCAATGCAGAGCTTAGTCATTCATGAGAACCCATAACCCGGAGGGCGTTAGCCCATCCGGGTGGTATGGAAAGTTAGGTTCCGCCCGCTAAAGACAACGCGGTCGCCTTACTTCCCTTTTTTGTGTTGATGAGGCTTAAGAAGAGGCGTATTTCCTTGTGTGAGTTTGTTGTCGCGCCTACGCTGATCAGGCAAGCCTGTTGACTTGGCAATTGGTTTCGGACCGGGTTTGATTGACATTATTTATTGCTCCAATTTAAGCACTGCGATGGATGGAGCTTTGCCTTGATTTCGCGCTCAGGCTGCAATACGCTAGCAGATCTGTGTTGATTGCAATTTCGCGGCTAGGCTCCGGGATTGCCGAAGGCCGTAACCTGTTAGAGCAGGTTGCGGCCTTTGCTTTTTAGCTATCGGCATAAACAATCCTAATGACAATCAGAGATGGAGGCAACAGCTGATTTCGTCATCCCACTGGTAGACAAATCACTACATCTAGTAAAAAACGCCGCTGGCGGCACTGCATGTAGTAATGCCTTGTTGGTGTATCAGTGCGTCTGGAGAGATTGCCGTAATAGCTAGATAATAGTTTTTATTAATTAGATAAAGCTAACTTACTAGCACCCCCAGGTTAAGAACCGGGTTCCCGCGCGACCGCGCGGCCGGGGCGCCCCGGCCCGGTTTTGGACAGGGCAGCTAGTGGGTTGAGGGCGCTGGGGTCTGCAGTGAAGCGAGGGGGCTGGCTGCAGCGCGTTTGCGGTCACGGTAGGCGCGTTGCTTGGCGGCGTTGTCCTGGTAGTGGCGAGGGCGGCCTCGCTGGGCCGGTTCGCCGTACAGATCTAAAGTGCGCTTGTCTTCTTTCTGCTTTGCCATGGCGTTTCCTTTTCGTAACGCGTTACGTAATTCAGCCCTTGCGGGTGGCTACCGGGCCGTTTGCCTGGACTGGGCCGGAAGGCTGGGCACTGTCATCGAAGTAGCCATCACGAACGATGGCACGGCATAGGTCTTGGGTCATGCCGACGATGCGGGTGGCTTGCTGGGTGTAGCAGGTGCAGGTGCCGTTCTTGCCACTACCGACGATACAGGCCGCAGGCTTGGGTGCCTGTGTCGGCGTTGTGAGAGCGTCATAGACGGGCGCTGTATGGGGCAGCCCATCGATACGGGGGGCGCGCTCGGCGAAGTAGTCGAGCTTGGGTTCCTGCCTGGCTGAAACAGTCTGGGCGTAGGGAGTGGATTCAGGGCTGCCGGGCTCGATCTGCTGCGCCTGAGCCTGCTTTTCAGTTTCAGCAGCTTCCAGGCCATCCACAGCGCCGGCCGGGTCCATGTGCGTGAGGAAATAGCCAACACCAAGCGCGCAGAGGATGAAGGCGAACAGCACAACCCCGGCCTGAAACTTGACCAGCTTAGGCACCTCGAGCTTGACCGTGTGTTCAGCGGACGAGGTGTAGAGCTTGTAACAGTCTTTAGGGTAAGCCCAGGTGCTCACCTGGGCAGTACGGCGTACAGACTTGCTGCTAGGGTCCACGCACTTGGGCCAGTAGAAGACGGAAGCGGCTTGAGCGCCAGCTAGGCGCTCAACGTGGGTATGCGTGCCAATCAAGAACCGAATGCTGCTATCAAGCTGGCCAGGGTCCTGAGTAACGAAATAGGCGATGTGGCCACGGTGACCAAGGGTGGCAAATGCGCTGTAGTACTCAGGCCGAGCAGCGCCGTTAGGCAGCCTGGGGAACAGTTCCCACGCTTCATCGAACACGACGATAGAGCCAACCGGCAAGAGGTGCCATTGCTTGTGATCGAGAAGGCAGGCTGTGCCTTCGATGCACAGATCGGGGAAGCCACGGACATAGATGGTCTGATCTGGCTTGAGCTTCTTCGCCATCTCCCGAATTTTCTGAACCATCATCAGCGACTTGCCATTACGTGGCAGGCCCGAAATCAGGTGGATAACCGCGCTTGAGGTAATGGCGTCGCTCATTTGCTGAGGACTCCAAAGGACTTGCGCGCAACCTTGACGCCAGCAATGCCGGCCACGGTCGCAAGGTGCATTTTGATCATGGCCGTGACGCCCAGGAAGGTGAGTATGTTCATGACGTCAGGCGGCACCAGCTGCAGCTGCGTGGTCACGTAGGCCTCGCCCTTGGTCAGCATGACATCTAGGCCTTGGTAAGAAATCACGCCAACGCCGAGGGCGATCAAAGCACGGCCGACCATTGAGCCAACAGCAGCAGTAAGAGAGGTGGCGACGAATGCGCCCAGGGGAGCAAGCAGCATGGGTTAATCCTTCACGCCGAAGTTGAAGATCAGCCAGAGGCAGGACAGCGAACTGAGAAAGAGCATGAGCGCGCGAATCGCGCCGCCATGCGTGCAGATGAGGCTTGTGGGAATCGTGACTGTCCCGAAACTCAGGCCGGCGATTGATTCAATGGCAAAGCTGGTATCCGTGACGGCGCAGCCGGAACCCACGCCGGACACGTCCGGCATGGTGATCTGACCTAGGTCTATGCCCTCCTCCCGGCCAGCGATGGCGGAACCCTCGACGCCATCTTTACTGACGATCTCAGCCCACTTGCCGGGCATCTCGTTTTCATCCGTCGGGTTTTCTGCGCAGCCCTGGCGGTGCAGCTCTTTGGCTATGGCGCACTGGACGGCATCACCATTGCAGACAAACCCAGATTGGCAGTTACCGGCAAACGAGCCGGCTACACACTTGGAGTCATTAGGGAATTGCTTGCAGTAGTCAGATTGGGCCTGATTGGTGTTGCCGTCGCTTGCCTTGCATGCCGGGTCGTTTGGCTGCTTGGCGCACTGCTCGGCTTTCTTACAAGCGTCGGTATTCTGGATGGCGGAATTATTGGCGCATTCCTCAGCTTGCTTGGTTGCACATTCCTGGTCGCCTGGATGGGTTGCGCAGTATTCCTTGCTGCCCTTTTGGCAACTGGCGTGATCGCTATTCGCCTTGCAGAAATCGGCATTGCCAGGGCGGCAGCTGGCGCTAGTTGGATTCAAAGTGCAGAAGCGTTCAGAGCCGGGAATGCACGCATACATTTGCGGATTGGCTTTGCAAAATTCAGCGCCACCCTCACCGCAGGTTTTTTCGTATTTGTTTTCTTGCAGCTTGCAAAAGTCGGTCGTGTTTTCCTCAGGCTTTTTGCCAGACACACACGTGCCCTTGCCCTCGACGTAGGCAAATTCGGTATTAGCGGGGCAGTCCTGAGGGCCTTTTGGCGCGGTTGTTTCCGGGGGGATTTCCGTCGGCGGGGATGTATTGGGCGTAGAGCAGGCGGAACCAGTCCAGGAACCACGGCCAGCCGTATACACGTAGTCGCCAGTGCCACCGTTGATAATGGTTTCAGTCCGGCCGCCTGTTACATCATATGAACAGGTGGCGTCGCCATTGTTGCGACAGAGGGTTAATGCCGGGCTCCCTTTTAAAATAGTGCCTTTGAGGTCGAATGAGCCGCCAGAGAGCGCGAGGCACTTGGAAACACACTTGCCGCCCTGGTTAATTTCGCCGGGAGGGCAATCGACAGCAGTTTTAAGGCGGCGACAATAATCTTTATACGGGCTACTAAAATTTCCAAGCGCCCAGCCTTGAGATGTATCGCAAGAAGGACTGGCGTTGTAATAAAAAACAATAACCTTATTTTCATTAACAAGGGCTTGTGAACGTTTATTAAAGAGACTGCCTATCCAGGGCTGAAGTGTAGTGTTTTGGTATGCCGGGGGCTTTTGGCAAGGCTTTGTATCATCAGGAGATGGGCCGCCGCAATTGCCATAGACAAACCAATTTGGCTGATAAATATATTGATAATTAGGGTCTTCTGCTGAAAACGCAGGAAGGCCGAAAATGAATATAAGGAAGATGATTAATAGGCGCATATGACACCAAATAAAGAAGGGGGCAAACGCCCCCTTTTTGTTACGCGGCGCAGACCTGCCAGAGGCCCGGCAGGACCATCAGCAGCAGGAAGTAGCCATCAAGGCCGGCACCCATTAGCGACCCATAAAGCCCATGACCTTGACGAAGGCAGCGCGAGCCAGCGGGAGGGCCAGCTTGGCGGCGAACGCGGCAGCCATGAGGCCGATAGCCCAGGTAACCCACTTGGTAACGTCCGCGCCGACGTCAACGGTAGGAGGGTCGCCAGCAGCGGCTTGAGCAAGGCCGATCATGGCGAAGAAGGCGAAAATGGCGAGCTTGATTGCGTTAGTCATCGGTAGACCTTTCAGAGGAAGAGAGATACTGGAGCACTTGCTTCATTGCGTTGCCGGCTATCCAAACGACTACACAGCCAGCCACGAATAAACCCGCCTGCTCCGCTGATAGCGGGGGTAAGAAGCCGCTGGGCTGTTCACCAGCGGCGTAAACGAGAGAGCCCGTGCAAGGCTGTTCCGCGCTGAACTTGGCGAAACCGTCAGGGGTTTCGATCAGGCAGCGCGGCATGCTTAGGCGGCCTTAGCAGCGGCTTGGCCGGCCGTGAGCTGATCGCTCGGGCGGGTGCGGTTGAGCACCTGGAAGCCCACGACCTTTTCGCGCTGCTCGCGGCCGTTGGAGACCTTTTGGATTTCCAGCTCAGCCTGAAAGGGCAGCTCGATCGAGCCGAGGCGCAGAATGTCGTAGAGGTCAGACTTGCCGACCTTGTAGACCTGCGTGACGGTGCCGCGCGATTTCTCGCCGGTCAGGTCCAACTGGACGTAAACCTTCGTGCTGTCGAATTCGATGGTCTTGCCATCGTCGTCTTTGAAATCGCCCTTGCTGGACGTGACAGCCACGATGGTGGCCGTGTACTTGGCGGTCATGGTCATTGCAGATACTCCGGATAGTAGAAACGCGGCTTCACGGCTTTATCTGAGCGCCGCAGCTTCAGAGCCTTCAGGAACAGGTAACAGCCATCGGTGCCATAGCGGGCAGCGGTATCGAGGAATTCGCCGCGCTTGTTGAAGCTGACGATCAGGCCCCATTCCTCTTTGTCCAGGTGCCAGATCACTTGGGACTCTTCGCCCGGTGCGTCCTGCTGATCCTCGGCGGCGATATCGGCGTCATCGAGGTCATCCAGTCCGAGGTAGTCCTTGAGGCCGGGGCTGTAGTAGAGCTGGCGCTTGCCCTTGAACTCGTAGGCGTATTCGACGAAGAGAGCGCCCGCTTGGGCGTCGCCGTTCATGGAGTCGTGCAGGAGGGCGAAAGGGGTGCGGCCTTTGCGGCGGGCCAGCTTAGCGTGCTGCCGGGTCATTTCGCGGGACACATCCCACGTGCCGCCGTCTGCGGCCTTTTCCGTGTCGCCGAACTTGCTCACGTACTCGGCCGCGTGGTCTGCGCCGCCGACCTTGAAGCCGTGCTGATTGATCTGGCCGAGGCCGGCCTTGCGTACCGCCTTGGCCCAGTAGTCGCGCAAGGTTTCCAGGGCGGCGAGTACCGCCTCCTGATCGCCATCGGCGAACACCAGGACGTGAGCGTGGGGATGCCAGCCGTTTTCACCGTGGGTCACTTCCAGGGCGCGGACCGAACCCTTGAACTGGATGACCTCGCGGACCGTGCGCCACTGGCGCGAGGCCGTGAAGGTGCGCAGGGCGGTGCTGAGCGCGCTCAGGGTGTCGCGCAGGGGCATGTCCACGGTGTGGGGGATGGTTTGGGTCAGCATGTAAACCCGGCCGCCCTTGAGGCGGTGAGCGTCGATACCGTTCTGCAGCTCTTCGCGGCGGCGCTCCGCGATCTTGTTCGCGCACACCGGGCAGTGCCAGACGCTGCCGCAGGTAGTAACGCCGCGGTAAGCCACCGAGCCGCTTTGACGCTTCACCACGGTCACTTCGCCGCCCACGTTCGAGGCCGAGAAGCTGCGCTGCAGGTGGCACTGCGCCACGGACTCCCCGGGGATCAGGCGCTGTGCATGGCGTTGCATGCGGAAGCGACGGCCTCGGGATGACAGCAGACCTCCCTTTTGGGCATCTGCTGTGTCAGCAGTTTTCCCATTCATACCAAGGTTATTGCGCTCGTCCGGTTTTGCGTCCTCCAGGAGCAGCCGCACGTACTCAGACGGGCGCGCCGCGTCGGCGACGAGTCGCGCTGCGCGCGCCTCGCCCGCCGTCGCGGCGGCCTCGCGCTGTTGCTTCGTGGCGAGTGCAAAGAGGGAGGGCGCACGGCCGGACTGGCCGTAAGTGCAGAGCGTGGGCATCAGTGCAGGACCCGCGCTTGAGCCGAAATGACTCGGGACTGTGGGTCGACCATCACCCAGGGCAGACTGGCCATGCGTGTGACCCAGAAGCCACGGCGCGGGGGGTAGATGCCGATAGAAACAGGCTTCGATGTGGTGACGTAGAACATCTTGAGCGTCCAAGGGATTGCACGCTCTGGACACTAGCGCAATCCCTTGAACTACGTCAATGGATATGAACGTGTATGCTGTTCGACGTCAAACCCCTCATACGCTTGGAAAGCACATGAAATCGACACTCGAATACCTGGATGAATGGAAAGAGGCGCAGGGAATCACCAGCGACTACGCAGCAGCGGCAAAGCTAGGCGTAACGCGCTCGGCGATTAGCAACTGGCGAAAAGGCAGGGCGGGGATGGATGACTACACGGCAGCCCAAGTGGCGGCCGGGCTAGGGATTGAAGCTATTGAAGTGATCTCTGCGGCAAACGCCGAGAGAGAGCACGACGAACTCAAAAAAGAGTTCTGGATAAATTTGTACCGCACGGTGGCACAGTCGATGGCTGCGGTGACCACCGGGAAAACAGTGCTGGCAGCAGCAATGAAAAAGGCCCCAGTCCTGAAGACTGAGGCCCCTAGTTCGTGGCGGAAAGGGGGGGATTCGAACCCCC